AAGTGCAACTTTTAGTTTATCATTTAAACCTTCACCTGGGTGATTCGCATCGATATCATCATCGGTGTAGTTTAGTTTTGCACTTTTATTGAATACAGATTTAGTACCAACAAAGAACTTACCATTTTCTGGATTGATTCCAGCAAAGATTGCAGGAGCACCATCCCACTTTGTTGTTACGTTTACTTTAGATTGTGAATGCCCTGCGAGCATGTCACGTAATGATCGTAAGAAGTTTACTGCATCACGAGCACCTGCAACACCACGATTAATGATTTCATCTTCAATATGTTCTAGATGAACATTCTTATCTTCTTTTGCTTCTGTTATGAATTGATTAAATTTCATTTGGTAGACCTTGCTTTCAATGCTTTTAAATAATCTAAATTATCTAAATCTGCATCCGATTTTTTTAATGTGCCTTTTTTTGCTTGAATAGCCGTCGTAAAACGATAATTATATATTGGTGTACTTCCTCCACGTTTTAAACGAATACGCAATCTCAACTGTAAATTAAATTCAGGAACTCCAAGTTTTGCTTTGTCTATTCCCATGTAATACAGCCCATAGCCACCAATCTGTATGTAATATGTTTTTTTTGAATTGTAATATTTTGCAACACTATTGCTTGGAATATCTACAAATTTATCTTTAAAATTTTTATAATCGTAATCGACATCAGACTTTTTATATTGACTTGTAGGAACTGTAAACTTTCTTGGTGGTTGAGAACCCCATTCTTCGGTGACAATTTTTGTTACGCCAATTGCAGTTAAAAATTCTCTCATTTGCTCTGCTGAAGCAGTTTTAGCGCCACCAAGAATCCAACCTTTTCCTTTTTTATTTGCAGTTCCTAAATCGAAGTCTAAAGAACCTTGACCAAAATCAACATTCAAATCCAACTTTACTTCAACTTTATAGTCAATACCATTATATGTTATTTCAGCATCAGGTGCATTAGAATCCGAACCTGCAGGCTGGAATGATTTCTTTTGTACTCCCGCCTTTTTCAGATTATTATTTAAGATTCTCTCATAAAGGATACCTTTATTTTCTGATCCCGCCATGAAACCTCCAAGTTATTGGAGTATTTATATTACCACGATCACCGAATTATGTCAATATCTTTCCCACTTGTCCAGACTTCTTGTTCAGTCCGTATTCTATTCTCGGACTTCAGAGTTTCATATCTATTAACAGCCTTCTTACGCCACCATTCTATAATGTTTTCAAGATGAAACTTGTCGTAGTTTTCTTTGTTTGGAATCAGTTCTGTAGCACGTCCCATGACAACATCTTCCATGTTACTGAATCCATAGTCAGAAATATAGTATCGTTTCTTTTCCATCAGATTGAGTGCGTTATCCAGAGTTTTGATGAATGATTCATATTCTGATTCTCCTTTCAATGTTGCCTTTATCATTGAAATGATTTTAGTCTGCATTGTCAATTTTCTGGACGATGCGTCTGGTGCAACAAACACACCAATCAATCCTTCAACATAATTAATCAGGTCATCATATGGTTTACCGTGCATCATAGGAATGAAATTAGATTCAGTCAAACCTTTATAACGAATGTATGGTTTCATACCATCATACTGTGAGACTGTTTTAGAACTACCATATAGACTTGTAGTTTCAAACAAACACAAATTCATACCATACTTTTCATTTACACGTTCTCTGACAAAATGTGAACAACATATTGCCGCAAGTAGTTTACCACCAAGATAATTAAATCCAAATGGTTGTGCAGGTACGATAACAAACCCCATGATTGCAGCGTTGTTAAATGATTTTGCAGTTTTTGGATCAGATATAAAAGCACCACCCAACATTTCATTACGTGGTTTCATATTCATCATAGGTGATGCCAAACGAATGAATCCAACCCACTTATCACTTTTAACTTCTTTGACTGCAAACTTGATGTTTCTACCAGGGACACTAGTCATGTTGGAATGTGATGAAATAATTGAGATGTAGTTATCCCATTTATCTGAAGATATCTCTACCACTTTAAATTCCATATCATTTGGATGCATATCAAAATTAGAGAACAAGTCATCTTCTGGTCCCATCCCAGGTAGAGTAGCTGGCCTCTCATTCATAGAATTTAATTTTTGTTCTCTCATATATTCTTCGACATTTGCATGTTTATCGAAATAATCAGAGAACATCTTGGAACACACTAGTGCCTGTTCTTTAGTCAAATTCATTCTTCTGGATTAACATCTCTAAAAAGTATCATCTTACCTGCTTCTAATAATGCGATTGCACTTAATCTATTTTTTACTGATGCATTGATATCAACGTCACCATCTGTAGTTAGGCAAGAAAAAACAAGTTCTGTGATTTCACCATCTTCGATTTTCTTTCGAACTTCTTCGACTGTATCCAATAGGTTTTGTTTTTCTGCTTCCTTGTGTTTGCTTTCAACTTGTGCAAAAGAAAATACGTTATCACTCATACCTTAATCCCCTCAAAGTTTCTACTAAATTTATTTGGTTTACTTGGAATACTAGGAGCACCTGAATCTACAATATCAATCTGTGCAGACTGTTCAGCATCATACAATCTCATCTTTGCACGGTCAATACCAAGAACGAATCGTTTATACAAGTTAGGATCGTTGTATCGATTCTTCAATTGCTTCACCATGATCTGACCAAGTTGTTCTAGTTCCTCTGTACTAATCAATGCAAACATAAAGTCAGCAGTTGCAGGTAGACCAAACGATTCTGAAGTATCTTCAAGTCCAGGGTCAGAACTTGTGAACCCTGACCTTGTTGTTTGTGTAGCAGATACGATTGCAACATTTTGTTCTACTGCAAGTCCACGGAGTTCTTCTGCAATAGATTTAACGTAACTATATGAATTTACATTAGACCCTGGTTTGATTCGTGCAGAGGCACAGATATTAAGATAGTCGATGAATATCATATCTGGTCTGAAGTTCTTTTTTAATTGCAAATCACTCAACAATGCACGGAAGTGGAGTGCAGATGCAGATGCAGTTGGAAACTCTTTGATGATAAGTTTACCATCTGTCTTTGCTTTCAGTATGTCAATCTTTCTCTCATAATCTGCTTTACTGATTGCATGTAGTTCAGATATGTCGATGTTCAATAGATTCGCATCAATACGTTCTGCAATCTTTTCTTCTGCCATCTCCATCGTGATATACAACACATTCTTTCCTTGTGATAAACAAGAAGCAGCAACGTGACACATAAACAAAGATTTACCAACACCTGTACCTGCCAATGCAATGTTCAAAGTCTTTGCAGGCAATCCACCCTTAGTGATCTTATTGAATAGGTCAAGGTCAAATCTAATCTTTTCTTCTTTGCGGTGATAGAAGTCAAATCGTTCTTCGGAATCGTTGATATAGTCATGACCAATGTTTGAATCAAATGATACACCTAGTGCATCACTCAATAACTTTGGTATCTCACCTTTTGCTTTTGTACTACTATCTAGGATTTGAACAGATTCCATGATCGCATTGTATATAGCACGATCCTGACAAAACTTTTCAGTTTGTTCAGTCAACCACCTCAGTTCTACTGACACATCCTTTTCTTCTTTGATGGTGTCAAGTAGTTCTGTGGTTAGTTTTAAATCTTGTTCGGTAATTGATTTAGAATCCGACAAATTAATAACGACGGATTCATACGTTGGTAGATTGTTATATTCGTTTACAAATGAATTGATTTCTTTGAATAAAATCTTTTCTGTTTTGTCGGTAAAATATTCTTCTTTTATGAAAGGCAAAGTCTTGCGAGTAAATTCCTCATTGTAGAATAAATTCCTCAGGATCGTCGTTTCCAGTTTTTTCATGTTCTGCTTTTGCCAGTAGTATAGTTGTTAGAATGTCTCCCATTATTGTAGAGAATTCTTCGTCATTTGTCAATACATCAATATCATGTTGTCCTGGGTCAATGATGGTGAACCCGAATTGCAATCTTGCGAGTTCACCTTCCTCAACTATCTTTGCCTTATGATAATGATAGAGTACTCCTTGGTACTTGCCTTTAGTAAGTGCGATTCCAGTAATTGATTTGTCATCGGAATCGAAATAGATATAATCTTCACCTTCTTTAAGCATCTTCGGCTTCTTCTTCCAGAAATTGAGTTTCTCCCATAATGTTTCCATAGGCAATTTCATATCGTCTCCTTACGAATTCTTTAAATTTCTCACTCTCAAGTATATCTTCCCAGAAACCTTTTGTTTGTGTATCAGAGAATCTATGTTTCTCACCAATCTCACCAGTATCTTGGTCTACCTTT